TTACAGCAGAAGCACCCCACCCCCCTCTACACAGGAGACCCCCCACCCCAAAAATAAAAGTCCCAGCAAAAAATTTTTTGTTTGTCAAGGGACTGAAATACCGGGTTTGAGGTACCCCCGTACGTGCTGCGTAACCCGTTCATTCTATTGGGTTATTCGGTTATTTGGTTATTCACCGTACTGGCAGCTCTGGCATGTAAGTACTTGTAGAAAATTTGGTTACACAGAAGTATTTACATGGGGGTGTCCATAAAAACACGTACATAGCGTTTTGGACTTTTTGGTCTTTTCATTTGTTTGTCCTCCGTGGTTTTTGGTGTATATTCGCGCCAACGGCTACTAGCCAACAACACAGTCCGTGCCTATGACTTTGTTCGTCGAACCTGAACTCGGTGTACCTCTTGTGGATGACGTGCCGAACGTCGATCTGAAGGAGCGTGCGGAAGCAGCGTGTAATACGGCACTGAAATTGGCAGACCACGGCTTAGACTTAGAACCTACGGCGGAAGATGAAGATGCTGCTGCGAAACTTGCTATCGCTTACGCTGACGATCCTGAAAAAACTTCTAAGAAAGTTACTACGAAGAAAGCGGCGACGCTTACCCCTGCCTCCATTGTTCTAACCAACAACATCCTACAAGAGTTCGGACACTCTGTTGCAGAAAGTGCTACGCAGATCCGTTACCTCGTTACCAACAAACTACTGCTTGAGTCGGAGAACGACGACCCGCGCATACGGATTCGGGCGTTGGAGCTTCTGGGTAAGATTTCAGATGTGGGGCTGTTCGCAGAGAAGACAGAAGTGACGGTAACGCACCAGTCAACCGAAGATCTGCGTAACAAGTTACGTGGTAAGTTAGAGAAGTTGGTGCAGCCAGTAGACGACATAGCAGAGGCTGACTACGAAGACATTGTGCTGGATGGTGAGGCGCTGGACTTAGAGGGCGAGCTAGGTATTCAAGAGTACGATGATTGAGGCCGTTCCCGATTTTACCGAGGAAGAAGTCCAAAACATGCTGGATAACCTCGACGCTTTTTCTGATGAGGAAGTTGTCGAGATAAATCGCATCGTAGACGAGCTTGCAGCGCGGCAGGCTAACAAGGCAGCGCATGACGACCTCATAGAATTCTGTAAAAGGATGCAGCCCGACTATATTGTAGGCAAGCACCACCGCATTCTGGCGGATATGCTGATGGCTATTGAGGCGGGTGACAAAGACCGTATCTGCGTCAACATCCCACCCCGTCACGGCAAGTCCCAACTTGTCTCTATTTTCTTTCCGGCATGGTTTTTAGGGCGAAATCCCGGCAAAAAAGTGATGATGGTGTCGCATACCACTGATTTGGCAGTAGATTTTGGTCGAAAAGTGCGAAATCTCATCTCTACAGAGGCATATCAGGCCATTTTTCCCACCGTTCAGCTTGCGAGCGACTCAAAATCAGCCGGTAGATGGAACACAAACGTCGGCGGCGAGTACTATGCGTGCGGTATTGGCTCTGCACTGGCTGGTCGTGGTGCTGATTTGCTGTTGGTGGACGACCCACACTCGGAACAAGACGTAATCAACGGCAATTTTGCTGTTTTTGAGAAGGCATACGAGTGGTTTACGTTCGGTGCGCGTACTCGTCTGATGCCGGGAGGGCGTGTTGCTATAATCCAGACCCGTTGGCATATGGATGATTTAACGGGGCGCGTTACACGCGACATGACACAGAATGACAGGGCGGATGAGTACGAGGTCGTCGAATTCCCTGCCATACTGGAGATTGAGGACGAAGAGACGGAGGAGATTGTAGAAAAGCCGCTGTGGCCTGAGTTCTTTGACCTAGAGGCACTGCTGCGAACTAAGGCGTCCATGCCGACATTCCAGTGGAATGCTCAGTATCAGCAAACACCCACGGCGGAAGAGGCTGCGCTGGTCAAGCGGGAGTGGTGGCAGATATGGGAGCAGGAACGGCCTCCGAGTTGTGAGTACATTATTATGTCGTTGGACGCGGCAGCAGAGAAACACAACCGTGCGGACTTTACGGCGTTGACTACGTGGGGTGTATTCCTGTACGAAGAGACTAACAACTACAATATCATCCTGCTGAACAGTATAAAGAAGCGCATGGAGTTCCCAGAGCTGAAAGACATGGCGCTGGAAGAGTATAATGAGTGGGAGCCTGATGCGTTCATCGTAGAGAAGAAATCATCGGGTACGGCGCTGTATCAAGAGATGAGGCGTATGGGACTGCCAGTTTCGGAGTACACACCCCACAGAGGGTCAGGCGATAAACTTGCACGCCTAAACTCAGTATCTGATATTATCGCGTCTGGTTTGGTGTGGGTTCCTCCTACGCGATGGGCAGAAGAGGTAGTTGAGGAGATTGCCGGGTTTCCGTTTATGAGCAATGATGACTTGGTTGACTCGACGGTTATGGCACTCATGCGCTTCAGGCAGGGTGGGTTTATACGACTGCCGACAGATGAGCCGGAAGAACAAAGATACTTCAAACGACGTGGAAGCGGGTTCTACTAGAGATAGATTATGGCTATAGAAAAAAGTTTGTACGCAGCGCCTGAAGGTATTGACGCAGCCACAGAAGACGACGACTCCACTCTGGAGATTGAGATTGTCGATCCTGAGATGGTTGTGTTGGATGACGGTAGTGTAGAAATCACTATCATCCCTGACGCAGAACCCACAGACATGCTCCCCTTCGATGCTAACTTGGCGGAAGTGTTGGATGACAGCGTGCTGGCTGAACTTGCTGACGAGTTAGTAGGGCTTGTATCCGCCGACTATGATAGCCGTAAAGATTGGGCCGATAGTTTTGTTAAAGGCTTGGATGTATTGGGCTTCAAGTACGAGGAGCGTACAGAGCCGTGGGATGGTGCGTGTGGTGTGTACTCTACAGTGCTCGCTGAAGCAGCCATACGCTTCCAAGCAGAGACCATGTCCGAGACGTTCCCTGCCGCTGGGCCTGTGAAAGTCAAAATTCTTGGGGAAGAAAATAAGGATAAGGAAGAAGCCGCAGACCGCGTAAAAGCGGATATGAACTACGAACTCACTGAGCGCATGGTGGAGTACAGGTCAGAGCACGAACGCCTGTTATACAGCCTTGGCTTGGCTGGTAGTGCGTTCAAGAAGGTATATTTTGACCCGAATATAGGCCGACAGGTCGCCATGTACATACCTGCGGAAGATGTCGTCGTGCCGTATGGCGCGTCTCATATAGAAACCGCAGAACGTGTTACGCACATCATGCGTAAGACTAAGAATGAGTTGAAGAAGCTACAGGCTGTTGGGTTCTATAAAGAAGTAGAATTGGGCGAACCGCAGCCGTACCACACAGATATTGAAGAGCGTAAGGCCGAAGAAGGTGGCTACTCGCTGACAGACGATGATCGCTATTCGCTATACGAGGTACATGCCGATTTAGTTATTGATGATGTTGACGAAGACGATGACGAGATAGCCAAGCCATACGTGGTGACGCTAGAACGCGGCACAAATCAGATTCTCTCTATACGCCGAAACTGGAACCCCGATGACCCGCTAATGTTGAAGCGGCAACACTTCGTACACTATGTGTATGTGCCCGGATTTGGGTTCTATGGGTTGGGTCTGATACATATAATAGGGGGGTACGCTAAGGCGGGTACGTCTATTATACGGCAACTGGTGGACGCTGGTACATTGGCAAACCTGCCGGGGGGTCTGAAGTCTCGTGGGTTGCGTATCAAAGGTGACGACACGCCGATTGAACCCGGAGAGTTTAAGGACGTTGATGTACCGTCTGGCAGCATACGCGACAACATTCTGCCGCTTCCTTATAAAGAACCAAGCCAAACGCTACTTGCGCTACTAGAACGAATTACAAATGAAGGTCGTAGGTTAGGCGCTATCAGCGATATGAACATCTCTGATATGTCGGCAAATGCTCCTGTAGGCACTACACTTGCTTTGTTAGAACGTACGCTTAAACCTATGGCTGCGGTACAGGCCCGTGTCCACTATGCCATGAAGCAGGAGTTCAAACTGCTCAAGGCCATCATGGCGGAACATGCGCCGGAAGAGTATGCGTACGAGCCGGTACGTGGTGAGGTAAGTGCTCGTGTTGCAGACTATATGTCGGTCGATGTCATACCCGTCAGTGACCCGAACAGCTCTACGATGGCGCAGCGTGTTGTGCAGTACCAAGCGGTATTGCAGATGTCGCAGTCTGCGCCACAGATATATAATTTGCCCCAACTACACAGGCAGATGATCGAAGTGTTGGGGGTTAAGAACGCAGACAAACTTGTTCCGACAACCGATGATGCCAAACCTACAGATCCAGTAAGTGAAAATATGGATGCGTTGGTTGGTAAGCCCATGAAAGCGTTTATTTATCAAGATCACGAGGCGCATATCGCAACGCACCAAGCGTTTATGCAAGACCCACAGATCATGCAGATGATCGGGCAAAACCCCCAAGCGAAGCCAATTATGGCTGCGTTACAGGCGCATATTGCAGAACACCTTGGCTTCAACTACCGCAAGCAGATGGAAGAGAAGCTGGGCGCGCCGTTGCCCCCACCGAACGAAGAGTTGCCTGAGCAAGTTGAGGTTAATCTTGCTAAGTTGGTCGCTGATGCAGGTAAACAACTTACACAGCAGCACCAGCAGCAAGCAGCGCAACAGCAAGCGCAGCAGAAGGCTCAAGACCCTGTTGTACAAATGCAACAGGCCGAACTACAGATCAAGCAGCAAGAAGTGCAGCGTAAAGCGGCTAAAGACCAACTAGACGCTCAGATGAAGCAGGCTGAACTGGAGTTGAAGGCCAGAGATCAGATGCAAGACGCTCAGATAGATCAGGCTGAACTGGCCTTGAAACAGCAAGAACTGCAAATTGACGCACAGAAAGTAGGCGCTAAACTTGCCGCAGATAGAAGGAAGGACAACACAAAACTAGATCTTGATTTACTCAAGACAATGAAGGACTCCAACAACAATAGAGGCCAATAATGGCTGTAACCGTCTTAGACGTGCTGAAAGAACGAATCGAGTCCGATAAGGACTCCGCACTACAATTTCTCAGTAGTGGGGGAGCTAAAGACTTCTCCATGTACAAAGAAACCACAGGTTTGATTCGAGGTCTCGAAACCTGTCTGGGCTATGTAGATGACCTCTCGCGCAAAATGGAGTACGACGATGAGTGAAGCTGTTAACACAGTTGAAACCGCTGAAGAGTTAGAAGCACAGCTACCTATACCTGTAGGCTATAGAGTGTTGGTTGCACTACCGCAGATCGAAGAAACCTTCGATGGCACTGACCTGCTAAAGACTGACACTACAAAAAATCAAGAGTATGTAATGTCGATCATCGGCCTTGTAATGGATATGGGCGAACAAGCCTACAATGACGCTGAGAGGTTTCCTACTGGGCCTTGGTGTAAACAAGGTGATTATGTGATGTTTCGTGCTAATTCAGGCACTAGGTTTAAGGTTGGTGACGTAGAGTACCGTTTGATGAACGATGACTCTATCGAAGCTGTTGTAGCAGATCCCCGTGGTGTAACACGAGCGTAAGGAAGATAGATGCCGTTTCAAAAAGTTGAGTATAGCTTTCCCGACGAAGAGAAGAATACTTCTATAGAAGTGGAGGACTCTGGTGAAGTCGAGATTGACCTTTCTGGTAAAAAGACTGCGGAAGAGTATGCAGATACTCCGGTCGAACCTGAAGTTGAGGTTGAAGAGCCTAAAGCAGAGCTGGAAATCGAAGTTGTCGATGACACGCCAGAGGCTGATCGTGACCGTAAGCCATCTAAACCCCCGTCTGATGTCACGGATGAGGAGTTGGAAGGCTACTCTGAGAAAGTACGTAACCGAATCAAACACATCAGCAAAGGCTACCACGACGAACGACGTGCCAAAGAATCCGCCCTCAGAGAGCGACAAGAGCTAGAAGCCCTAGCACAAAGGCTTGTTGACGAAAACAAAGAGCTAAAGGGCAACGTAACTAAAAACCAAGAGGCATTACTTGAGCAGGCAAAACGTAATGCAGCTATTGAGATAGAAAGTGCCAAACGCTCCTATAAAGTAGCATATGATAGTGGCGACTCAGAGGCAGTACTCGAAGCGCAAGATAAGTTAACCAGCGCAAAGATAAAGTCGGATAAACTAAATAACTTTAAGATACCGGCTTTACAGGACGAAGAAACTGCTGTACAAGACACACAAGAACCTGTTACACCGCAATATACTCGTGATAACAGGGCCGAAGAGTGGCGAACAGCTAATCCTTGGTTTGATGAAGACCCCGAAATGCAAAGTTTTGCATATGGAGTGCATCATAAATTGATAAAAGAGGGCGTAAGTCCTCAAAACGAAGAATACTACGAGCGCATTGACGCCCGTATGCGAGAGGTATTCCCCGGTTATTTCGGAGAAGTCCCTTCAGAGGTACGAGAAGAACGAAAGCAACAGCCAAATGTGGTTGCACCCGCAACGCGGAGCACAGCGCCTAAAAAGGTGACATTATCGCAGACACAGGTTGCACTTGCTAAACGGCTTGGAGTACCGCTGGAAGAATACGCCAGACAGGTTGCACTAGAAGCGAGGAAAAACTAATGGCTGAAAACAGAATCAAACGAGACAACACAACTCGTGAAACGGAAACTCGTAAACGATCTTGGCAGCGACCGGAGGTATTACCTACTCCTGAGCCAGAAGATGGTTATGCGTTCCGTTGGGTTCGTGTGTCTATGTTAGGTCAGGTAGATGCTACTAATGTATCCTCAAAACTACGCGAAGGTTGGGAACCCGTAAGGGCCGAAGACTACCCACAGTTCACAGTGTTGAACGTGGAGCAGGAAAGGTTTGCTGATAACATCGTCCAAGGCGGACTCATGTTGTGTAAAGTACCTCAAGAGATCGTAGATGAGAGAACCGCACACTATGAGCAGCAATCCAGAAACCAAATACAGTCTGTGGATAACAACCTGATGCGTGAAAATGACGCACGTATGCCTTTGTTTAACGAAAGAAAGACAAAGGTGACTTTTGGCAACGGAACTTAATAGGAGCTAAAAATGGCTTATCCTACTGTAGATGGCCCTTATGGGCTTGTTCCGGTCAAACTGTTAAGTGGTGTACCTTATGTGGGTACCGTACGGCACTACAGCATTGCTAGTGGCTACGGAACCGCAATCTTCTACGGGGACGCTGTTAAGCTAGTGACCGGAGGCACCGTTGAGCGTGATACGTTCGACGCTGCTATGACTCCAATTGGAGTCTTCATGGGTGTTTCATACACCGATCCCAACACTAATCAAAAGACCTTTAGGCAAAACTACATTGCTAGCACCGCCGCTTCTGATCTTGAAGCATATGTATGTGACGCAACTGATGTTTTGTTCAAGGTTGCTGTTGTATCTTCAGGTACAACGATTGGTGACTTGGCGATAACTGACATTGGCGCGAATGTAGCTGGTGTAGACAATACTGGGGACAGCATTTCGGGTAATTCCCGTAGCGCCATCTCTGATACGTCTGCCACTACAGCAACGCTTCCATTCCGTATTGTTGACTTGGTTCAAGAAACCAAGAACAGCTCTGGCGGGTTCACTGAAGCCTATGTGAAGTGGAATGCAGGTCATGCGTTCGACAACACGACTGGCGTATAAGGAGTAGAGTAAAATGGCTATTTCAAGAGCGCAATTACTTAAAGAACTCCTACCCGGACTGAATGCCTTGTTTGGAATGGAGTACGCTAAGTACGGTGAAGAGCACAAAGAAATCTTTGAATCAGAGACTTCTGACCGCTCATTTGAAGAAGAAACCAAGTTGTCAGGTTTCTCCGCAGCCCCCGTCAAAGACGAAGGTTCTGCGATTGAGTATGACAACGCACAAGAAGCATTTACTGCTCGCTATACGCACGAAACCATTGCTATGGGCTTCAGTGTTACCGAGGAAGCAATCGAAGATAACCTCTACGATTCGCTGTCAGCTCGTTACACGAAGGCTCTGGCACGGGCTATGGCGTACACCAAGCAGGTTAAAGGTGCTGCAATTTTGAACAATGCGTTTGCTGCTGGCACCACTTACGGTGACGGACAGACTCTGTGTTCAACTGCACACCCGCTTGTTTCTGGTGGTACCAACTCAAACCGTCCCGCTGTCGCGGCTGATCTTAACGAGACTTCTTTGGAAGCCGCCGTTATCCAGATCGCTGGTTGGACTGATGAGCGTGGTCTGTTGATCGCAGCACGTCCTCGTAAGCTGGTCATCCCACCCAATCTGATGTTTGTGGCAACTCGTTTGCTGGAGACTGAAGGTCGAGTTGGAACCGCTGACAACGACTTGAACGCGATTCGCAGCAATGGGTCGATTCCAGAAGGCTACACAGTCAATCACTATCTGACTGACACAGATGCTTTCTTCTTGACCACTGACGTACCGAATGGCTTGAAGCACTTTGTTCGTACTCCGATGGCTACATCTATGGATGCAGACTTCGATACGGGCAACTCACGCTATAAAGCCCGCGAGCGTTATTCTTTTGGCGTGTCCGACCCACTTGGGATTTTCGGTTCACCCGGAGCGTAAAACGCTGCATGAGAAGGGGCACATTGTTGCCCCTTTTCTTTTTCTACTGTATAAGTAGTTTATCCCTGACAGGCGCATCCCGTGCCTGACACTAGCCAAGACAGGAGATACACATGGCTAATACGACATTCAACGGCCCAGTCCGTTCGGAAAATGGCTTTACTGTAGTTTCAAAAAATGCCACTACTGGCGCTATTACAGACGTTGCAAGTATTGCCTCTACAGGCATTGTTACTGACAAGTACATCAAGCACGTAGGTTTCGCTACGGGCGTTACGGTCAACACCACGGCAGGTGACAGCCCGACTATTGGCGAGTTTACGCAGCCAGCGAACACAATCATCACAGACATCAAGATCTTTTGTGATACTGCTCCTGTTATTGGAACGGGTGACATTGGTTATGAGGTTGGTACTTCATCTTCTGGCGCACAGATCGTAGCTGCACAGACAGATGAAATATTAGATGGTGGAACTACCGTTGTCGTAGGTAATGTAACAATCACTAGCTTGGTGTTGCAAACTCAGGATGGCACAACTGCTCCTGCTTCTGTTCAGTACACTTCTGCTGCAAGAACTATTTTTTGCAACATTACTAATACTGTTGATGCAACTACCGCTGGTTCTTTTACGTTCATCATTGAGTACGTACAAATAGCGTAATGGGAGGCAATCATGGCTGATGCTGTAACCTCACAGACTCTGATTGACGGCCCGACGCATACGGTGATGAAGTTCACCAATATATCGGACGGCACTGGTGAATCTGCTGTTACTAAAGTTGACGTTAGTGCTCTACAGCCTAACCAGAACGGGATAGCCTGTACGGGTGTAAAAATAGAACGTATCTGGTGGCAGTGTATCGGCATGAAAGTGCAGATACTGTTTGATGCTAGCACTGACCAGTTCTGTATTGAGCTAGGTGAAAACCAAAGCGGCAACCACGATTACACTGTATTTGGTGGTCTGACTAACAATGCAGGATCTGGTAAAACAGGTGACATCAACTTTACTACGGTAGGGCACACTAGCGCAGATACGTACACAATTATTTTGTACATGCGTAAAGACTTCTAAACGTGCGTAGCTACTACAAGAAGAAGGTCGAAAGCTGCCCCTCTTTTAGTAAGGGGGGTATGCCTAAGCGCAACAAAAAGAACTTTCGTCCTACGAAGTCTGGCGCAGGCATGACTGAAGCGGGGGTAAAGGCGTATAGACGCAAGAATCCCGGTAGCAAGCTACAAACCGCAGTAACAGAAAAGAAACCAACTGGAAAGCGTGCAGCACGTAGAAAGTCGTTCTGTGCACGTTCTGCCGGACAAATGAAACAATTTCCTAAAGCGGCAGCAGATCCTAATTCTAGGCTGCGGCAGGCAAGGAGACGATGGAGGTGTTAGTTGGCGTACTTGCAGAGCAACGTACCGTATTTCAAATGCTGGGTGAGGAAAGAGTACACCCATAATCACGAGAAGTATCATGGCGAATTTATTCACGCTATGGCGATTGCAGTAACGACGATGCCAACTAGGTGTTTGAGTTTTCAGGTAATTTTTACTGGAGCTGAAACATACGACGAAGAAGACGAACCCAATGTGCATGGAGGTGCGATGTGGGCACGGATGCCGATTACAGCGTTGGTAGGAGACACCCCGTTAGAGGAGTGGCCCGAACCTATGCCTGTGTGGGCAGCACAGCCTTGGGATTGCAGTTCGAGGGATCACGCTGTGTACGTGCTTGATAGAGCCACACCGTGTCCTTGGATGGCTAAGATTGACGGGGAAATGTACCCCGCGAAGTATATGTTCACGGTGGACTATACGAACAACGAGATTGCTGATGACCCTGCACAACACAAGCAGAGTCATGTGATGGAGCTACTGGATGCCGGTGAGTGGACGGGTAACATCGTAGCTCTACCAAACAATAGGGTGCGGGTGACACATCCCGCTTGGTTTGAAACGGGAGAGGGCGCACCAGATTTTCGTCCTTCTCAACACATTCACTACAGCAAGTCTGATCTGGACTACACGCTCGACGTGAATCAAGTGTTTGATAATCTGTACGCAGACAAGGAGTAGAATATGCCACTACCAGCATTAGGCGCAGCAGCTAAATTTATCATGGCAAATGGAGCTAGAGCAGCCACGACGAAATTTGGTAAGGCGGCTGTAGACAAGGCTAAAGATCAGATAGCTAAACGCGAGTCCGCCGTATCGCAAATGGCAGATAAAGCTAACGTAGGCGTCAAGAGAACGCGAAGCCCTCAGTCCATACGCAGAGGGCAGGACACTTCGCGTGATAAGCGTGTAGCTAAACAAGAAGCAGCTCGCGCACCCAAATCACCCAAAGAAGAAGTGCCCTTAAAGTTTAGAGGAGGCGGCATGATGAAATCAAAGATGAAAGCTAAAGGCTACATGGCTGGCGGCAAGATGAAAGCCAAGGGTATGAAAGCTGGTGGCAAGATGCCAATGGTTAAAGACCCTAAGACTGGCAAGATGGTTCCTGAGTTTGCCGCTGATGGTAAAGGCAAGATGATGGCTGGCGGCAAGGTCAAATCCAAGGGCTACGCCAAAGGCGGCATGATGAAGTCCAAGGGTTACGCTAAAGGCGGTGCCATGAAGTCTAAGATGGCTGCTAAGAAGCCTACTAAGCAAAAAGTTCGCGGTGCCGGTATCGCTCGTAAAGGCGTACGTCCAGCGAAGATGCGATGAGACGCTACTATAAGTCAGGCGGCAAGGTGAAGTCGGGCGGTAAGATCTGCCCGAAAGGTAAGGCGTGGGCCAAGCGTACGTTTGATACCTACCCGTCTGCTTATGCGAATATGGCAGCTTCTAAGTATTGCAAAGACCCTAACTACGCTAAGGGCAGCAAGAAGAAGAGTAAGTAATGGGACAGCTCAAACAGTGGCGGGATCAGCAGTGGGTTCGTATTGGCACCGATGGCAAGATCAAGGGGCCATGCGGCACGTCAAAAGATAAAAAGAACCCAGATCGTTGCCTACCCAAAGCTAAGGCACAGTCGCTAAGTCAGTCCGAGCGTGCTACCACAGCACGTAAAAAGAAAAAGGCGGGTGCTACAGGGCAGCAAGTAGTCAGTAACACCCCAAAAGCTAAGGTCAAAACCGCTAAGACAGGCGGTATGATACGGTCAAACCACAAAGGTTGCGGAGCAGTTATGGGCAACCGTAGGAAGAAAACCCTATACGTAAGAGGTAGTAAGAATGGATAAGTTAGAAGTTTTCCAAAACGGCAACTTTTCAGACGGGCGTCCTGTCTTTCAAGTTGGCAGCAAGAACGAGGACGGCACATACACTATTGCAGATGCGAGTCTGATGAGCGAGGCAGAGGCAAAGGCTAGGCTGGAATACTTGCAGCCCACACCAGCCCCAGAGCCAAAGAAAGAACCAGTCAAAAAAGAAGCAGCTAAGAAAAACACAGCGAAGAAAAAATAGATGGCTACCTCTGGAACAACAGCGTTTGATATGGACTTCACGGAGATCGCTGAAGAAGCGTGGGAGCGTGCGGGCCGTGAAATGCGTTCTGGGTACGATTTACGCACCGCCAGACGCTCTATGAATCTGATGACCATTGAGTGGCAGAATCGCGGCATCAACATGTGGACGATTGATGAAGGCACTGTGACGATGGTTAAGGGCACAAGCCAGTACGATTTGCCTGCCGATACCATTGACTTGCTAGAACAAGTTATACGTACAAACTCTGGCAATGAGTACACGCAGTCTGACCTAACTATAAGCCGG